CAATATAGTTTTGCCAAGTAATTGGAGAAACTGAACCCATTTCTTTTATTCTGGCAGCAATGTGGGAGTCCAAAATAAAAGAAATGGGTTCAGTTTCTCCAATTACTTGGCAAAACTATATTGGTAATAAAAGATTTAGTAAAGAAGAAAAAATACTAATGAGACAAAAAATTCCTAACAAATCAGAATCTTGGTATAAAACCCAAGAAAGAGAAGTCAGAAAAGAAAAAACAATTAGGTTTATTAATATGCAATATGACAAAAAAATAACAGACAATGACGTTGCTGATGCTTGTGGAATAGGCCATTGGGCTATTAATAACTGGAACAAAGCAATGAGAGTTGAGGAATAATGCCAGAATTAAATGCCAACATACCACCAATTGAGTGCTACGTACGTGGTAATTTTTTAAGAGATCAAGAAGATAGTCATGATAAATATTTTCCATGTGTAATTTTTGGAGTTTCTAGTATTAAGAGTAGAAGTCCTTTATTCCATTTTTTAATGGAAGACGGAGGCATTTGGTGGAGAATGCCAATCAATGCCTTCTGCACAAAGCCAGGAGTTCCTGAAGAGCCAATCTATAACCTTGTACTTTGGAATTCTTTTAGTCCACACATAACAGTTACAAAATTTGAAAACTTAAGTAATATGAGAATGTCATACATAGATAGAAATAAAAATAACGTTGGTGGAAAATATTTGTTTACTTTAGATTGGCATAATCCAGAAAGTAACATATTAGACGATGGTTATTCAGAAAGTCCAGGGCAACATAAATGTGGTCATGTTATTCAAAGAGATGATGGAAATTTTGCGGTACAGCCCAATAACCGCATTAGATTAAAAGAGCCATCATTTGTAACCAAAAAGGATCTAGTAATACAAAGACTTATAAATACCAACAAGTGGGATGTTGAAAGTTACGATAAATGGGTTTTAGAAGATTCAAACGCGTATAACTATAATATATCTGAAGAGGTTGACAAACAATAGCATGAGTGATAAACTATATACAAGCGAGGCTTGGCTCCGTAAAAGGTTTGTTATGGATAAAAAGTCTCCACAGGATATTGCCAAGGAGTGTGGAACTAGTGTTGAAACTATTTACGTATACCTTGCAAAATTTAAACTAAGGAAATCAAAAAGATGAAACCAATTCCAGTTTATAAAGACACAGTTAACTTTAATTATACTGACCTATATATCCATTCAATGTCAGCACCCTCAGGACGTCAAATATTAATGAACTGTTTAGGAATTGCACAAATGTTAATTGAAAAAAATATTTCGTATGGAGACTCAGCATTAGATCCAGTAAGAATTTTTAGTAAGGCCAGTTCAATAGAACAACTACACGTAAGAATAGACGACAAACTAAGTCGTCTAATGAAAGGCACAGAAATGGTTGGAGACAATGATATTGATGACCTTATTGGATATTTAATTTTGCTAAAAATAGCAAAGGAAAAAAATGAAAAATCCTAAAACAAATCATTTGGTTTTAAACAAATTTAGTAAAGATTTAGACGGTTGGGGTAATCTTTTTAAAGAGTTAGCAGATGTTGAGATTACATTAAATTCTAAAAATTTTAGATGTGAAGAATTTGGAACAAACCACAATAAAGAACATTTATTGTTTTCTGGGTGTTCTACAACATTTGGGTATGGTCTAGAAGAAGATGAACTCTGGTCAAAAAAACTATATAAAAAAATAAAAAAAGATAAAGAAGTTTCTGGGTATTTTAATTTAGCAATGCCAGGGATTGGATGTTTAGAAATTGTTGCTAATATATTTAAATATATTAATAAATTTGGTAATCCTAATGCAATTTTTATTGCTTTGCCAGATGTTTATAGGGACTACGTTGAAATAAAAACAGCAGTCAAAGATAAAAGTCCTGAATACTTAGTACGACATGCAATATACGACAACAATATTTACGACAAATCTTCAGAAATTTGTAAAATTAACACTTTTCATTATTTATTATTCTTGGAAACTTACTGTAAATCAAACAATATTAAATTGTATATTTTTTCTTGGGACCATAAATTTCCAAAAATGGATCTTAATAGATTTTTTATTTTCTCCGAAAATAGTTTTATAGATTTTTTTAAAAAAAATTCAAATCATTATTTAAACGAAAAGTATGCAGTAACATCTAGAGATGATCATCACGTAGGAACAGCCTATCATGATTTTTGGTGTGATTCTTTTTATAATATTTATGCAAGGGAGTGTGAAACAATTGTCAACTGAACAAGAATTAGTAGAGCACTTAGATCAAGTTAACAAGGTTGTTGAAGAATACCTCAAGGGAAATGATCCTACTAAAATTTCAAAAGAGTTGGAGATACCACGAGTTCGTGTTGTTGCATTAATTAACGAGTGGAAGGTCATGGCTTCCGCCAATGATGCAATCCGTGCAAGAGCAAAAGAAGCATTAGCATCTATGGATGCACATTATGGAAAATTAATTACCAAAGCGTATGAGGTAATCGACGAAGCAAGTTTAACTAATAACTTATCAGCAAAAACACAGGGAATTAAATTAGTTGTAGACATTGAGAAGGCTCGAATAGAAATGTTACAAAAAGCAGGACTGTTAGAAAATAAAGAGTTAGCAGAGGAAATGGTTGAAATTGAAAGACGTCAAGAAATATTAGTAGAAATATTAAAAGATATTGCAACTGAGCATCCAGAGGTGAGAGATAAAATTATGAAAAGGTTGTCTGATGTTGCCAAAGAAAATGAGGTAATCACAATTGTCCACGACATTCAATGATTTCCTAGAAGTCTTAAAGGATAGTGTTTTTGAGGAAAATCCGGTAGATGTAAAAACTTTTGTTGAGTCTCCTAATTACCTTGGTCAACCAAAATTGTCAGAAATACAATATAGTATCGTAGAAGCAATGAGTCAGATTTATTATAAAAAAGATCTTGAAGATTTAATGGGAACAAATGATGGCGCTGCCTTCTATGATAAATACACAAAGAATGAAATTATTCTACAACTTGGTAAGGGTAGTGGAAAAGACTTTACTTCTACGGTGGGATGTGCATACTTAGTATACAAACTTTTATGCCTTAAAGATCCAGCAAGATATTTTGGTAAACCAAGCGGAGATGCTATTGATATTATCAATGTGGCTATCAATGCTCAACAGGCTAAGAACGTTTTCTTTAAAGGGTTTAAAGTAAAAATTGAAGGATCACCTTGGTTTGCAGGAAAGTTTTATGCAAAAGCAGATAGCATAGAGTTTAACAAATCCATTACTGTATATTCTGGACACTCAGAAAGAGAGTCGCATGAAGGTTTAAATTTAATTCTTGCAGTGCTTGATGAAATTTCTGGATTTGCTTCAGAAGTTGGAACAAGTAATGAGCAGGGAAAAACTGCAGAAAACATATACAAAGCATTTCGTGGATCAGTAGATTCTCGTTTTCCAGATATTGGTAAAGTTGCTTTATTATCTTTCCCAAGATACCCTGGGGATTTTATTTCAAAAAGATATGAAGATGTAATTGCTGAAAAAGAAACTATTGAAAAAAATCATACATTTATTATTAATCCAACATTACCAGAAGATGCCCCAGATAACACTTTTGAAATTTCATGGGATGAAGACTACATAAAATCTTATAAGTTTCCAGGAGTGCTTGCTTTAAAAAAACCAACATGGGAAGTAAATCCAACAAGAGGTATTGAAGATTTTAAATTATCTTTTTTTACAGATCCTGGAGATGCGATGATGAGGTTTGCCTGTAAGCCAACTTATTCTTCTGATGCATTCTTTAAACAAAGAGATAAATTAGAAAAATGCATGTCTTTACGAAATCCAATAGACAATAACAAAAGGTTTGATTCCTCATTTAAACCAGATCCAGAAAAAACTTATTATATTCATGCGGACCTTGCACAAAAACATGACAAATGTGCTGTTGCAATTGCACATGTAGACAAATGGGTTAGTGTTCAAGTTTTAAAAGATTATGAGCAAGTATCTCCTGTTGTCATTGTAGATGCCGTTGCTTGGTGGGAGCCAAAAATTGAAGGTCCAGTTAATCTTAGCGATGTAAAAAATTGGATTATAAACCTTAGAAGGCAAGGATTTAATATAGGATTAGTATCTTTTGATAGATGGCAATCGTTTGATATTCAAAATGAATTAAAATCTGTAGGAATTAAAACTGAAACAATTTCGGTAGGTAAAAAACATTACGAAGATTTAGCAATGCTTGTGTATGAAGAGAGAGTTGCAATGCCACTAATTCCTTTATTGTTAGATGAAATGGGTGAACTTAAAATTATTAATGATAAAAAAGTTGACCACCCCCGTAAAAAATCTAAAGACCTTGCAGATGCTGTCTGCGGAGCGGTTTTTGGAGCCATTAGTTTTACGCCTAAAAATGTAAATCAAGAAATAGAGGTACACACGTTTAGGGATAGGCCAAAGCAAGTTGACGACCTACCACCAAACGTGATACAATATAAACCTATACCAGATGATGTAAAAGATTATCTAGATAGATTAAATCTAATATAAAAGAAATAGGAGAATAATGAATTCATTTAAGAAAATCGCTTTAGTTATGGCTGCAGCCCTAACAAGCACGTTTTTTGTTGCAATTCCGCAGGCTCAAGCAGCAGTAACTAATGGGTATGTATTATCCGATTCGTTGGCAGCAGGTGCTCGTGGAGTAACAGTATTAGCAGACACAACCAAAGCAGAGGCTGGAGTTAATGCAGTAGTTGTATTAACCACAAGCGACACTTTGGCTGCAACAGCAGACGATAACGTAACGTTAGAAATTGCTGGTCCTGCATCATTTACTGATTACACAGCAGCAGGGTCAAACCCTACAGGGGTTACACTTACTAGTTTAGGTAAGTTATTTACATTTACAGCAACCACAACCGCAGCAGTAAACTTACCAACAAACGTTAAGTTAACTGTTAATGGTGCAGGCACTGTAACTGTAACTCAAAAGAAGAAAGTTGGAGCAACCACTTCTACAGTTGATATTAAAACAATTTATGCAGGAACAACTGCAAAGACAAATGTTTTGTCTGTAGCGGATTCTTATGTTCGTGTACAAGATACATCAACAGCAGGAACTCTAACATCTAGCGTAGATGTTGCTACAGCAACTAGTGTTACAAACACTGGCACAGGATATATTAATGTTCGTGCAATGGATGCTTATGCAGCACAACTATCAACTAGTGGTGTAATCCAAGCAAGCGCAACTGGTGGTGCGGTAGTGGCATGGGATGCTGCTCCAAGCACACAAGTTAACGCAGCAGCCAAAACTGGTACTGCTGGAGTTTTATATGTAGTTCAAGGAACTGCAAATGAAAACAAGCCAGTAACTACAACAGTTACAATTACATTTAATGGCACAGTTCTTGCAACAAAGACCATTACATTTACAGGTCGTGCAGCATCTATTCTAGTAACTGGAGTAGACATTGCACAATCTAACGGAGCACGTACAGGAACCTATGACTTTGTAGTCAAGGATTCTGCTGGTAATCAGTTGGCTAGTATTACTCCAAGTGCTGATGCAACCAAGTACACATCTCAAGTAACATCTGTTTCTGTAGGTGGGGCATCATCTGCTACTGCCGTACAAACAGGTGGTTGGACATGTGCTTCAACATCAGGTTCAGCAACAGTACGTCTTTCATATACCCACACAGATGCAACAGTTATTTATTCAAATGACTTTGTTGCAGCATGTGCTAGCGGTGTAGATAAGTACACAGCAACTCTTGATAAAAAAGAGTACAGGGCTGGAGAAATTGCAACACTTACAATTTCAGCAACAGATATTAATGGTGCTAAAGTTAACGGTGCAGCAACTCTAGGCGCTGGGGTAGCAATCTCAGGTGGACAGTTGACAGCAGTTTCCGCTGCAACCTCTGGAGACCTATTTGATACCGCTGGATCTAGATCAATTAAGTTTACAGTAGGTAATACTGCTGGATCATATAACTTAATTGTGGATCTACCAGCATACGTAGCAACTGATTCAGCAAAGGTAGTTTCTTATTCCGTTGTTGATTCTTCAGGTGCAGTATCTAATGCTCAAATTTTACAGTCAATCGTTGCACTTATTGCAACAATTAACAAACAAATTGCAGCACTACAGAAATTAATTCTCTCAAAGAGATAATTTCTTAATAAAATTAGAGGGTAGATTAATTTCTACCCTCTTTTTTATGACTATTATAATTAATTAATTAATAAATGATATAATTGTTCATGTAGGTGCACATTGGAGTTGACCCCCACCCAATTGAAAAAATTAAAAAGTAAGTTAATAATTATATTAGGCTCAGCCTTATGCATGACAATTTTTGGAATTATTGCTCCTGATCGTGCTGGTGCTACAGAAAACCAAGAACAAGTTGTCGTAAGTCCTGCTCAACAGGCAGTTAATGACGCCCTTGCAACGGCTACTACAGAGGTGCAGCAAGCCAATACAGCCACAAACAATGCCATAATAGAGATAACACAAGCACAAACCGAATATTCCCAAGCCCAAGATGTTACGGCAGAGGTAGCCACAAAAATATCTCTGGCTAATACAGAAGTAAATAATGTTCAAACCGCTATTAATACTATTAGCAGTGTTGATTTATCTGTTACCCCAATAGATCAAAGTTCTCAGGTAGTTCAAGATGCAAAGGCTACAGTAACTGTTGCAACTACCGCCATAAATAATATAACAACACAAATAGCAGAGGCTCAGACAGCAATATCTGAAGCCGTCGCAGCAAAAACAGAAGCATCTACAGCACAAGCAACTGCTCAAACAGAATTAACTCAGGCAAACCTTGCTATTGATGCTGCCCAAACAGCAGTCAACAATTTACAAGCCAC